AAAAGACTCGGACGTATCTTCAAGCCCAGGATCCGAGCTAGTAAAACCACTGCGAGTCGTTTGCGTTGCAGTGACGATCGGTACATCGAACTCGACCGCAAGGCCACGTAGTTCCTCAGCGATTGCTTTAATGTATGTGTACGAGTTGATTGCACCGCCCATTCCTTTCATACGTGATGAAGAACAAATATTAAGATAATCAATGAAGATCATCTCAGGTACAAAGTTCTTCTTCAACTTTAGTTCGTTAAGTAGAGCTCTAAAGTGCCCAGCATGTGCTGACCCTGTAGGATACTCTTTTACAATTAGCTTGCCACCCGTGTTAGAAGCAAGATCGGATACTTTGCTTGTTAGTATAGGTTTAGAAATATGTACGAGTTGATCAAGAGGAACATTAAGCAGATTAGCATCGATACGTTCAGCGATACGTTCTTCAGCCATTTCCATTGTAATATATAGGACGTTACGACCTTGAACAAGAGCATTACCTGCAACGTGACACATGAATAATGACTTACCAACACCCGTACCAGCGAGAGCAACATTCAATGTTTTATTAGGTAATCCACCTTTAGTAATCTTGTTAAAGTAATCAAGATCAAATGGGATACGTTCTTCATCCTCATGATAGAAGTCATATCGCTGTTCAACGTTTTCAATATAGTCGTGGCCAACATTAGTATCGAATGTCACTCCAAGTGCTTTTGACAACAGATCGGGCAATGCGTTCTTCGTAAGATCTTTGTGCTTACCATCAATGATACTAATCGATTCCATAATAGCGTTATGGATAGCTCTATCTTGACACCACTTCTCTGTCGTATCAAGTAACCACTGCTCATCTGAATCTTCTTTACTGAAGATGTTGGGCAGTATCTCCATAGCATGAGCGTACTGCTCATCATTAAACTTACTGCTCTGATCAATCTCAATTCTAAATGCTTCTAATGTAGGAAGTTGATTATACTTTGCAACATACTTCCCCACTTGCTTGAACAGTTGATTATATACTCCTTCAAAGTATTCTGGTGCTATAAAGGGAAGAACCTTACGCATGTAAGGTTCGTTAGTTAACACATTTCGTAAAACAACTTGTTCAACACTACTCACGTAGGCTCTCCTTCAATTGATACACAGACAGCTTGGGATCCGCTTGGGAAGTACCCTGAGCTCCCACTCAATCTTCCACCCAATGCTTCCCGCGCTTCGAAACACTCAGTCATAGTTGCAAAGTAGGTCCCGTGGCCATATGCGTTAATCGCTGATACATTATGTCCATTCATAACGATATAGATCAGGGCCCACTTAATCATAACTTACCTTCTTTCCTCATTTGTGCACGAATCTTAGTAGCAGAAATATCATGCACTTCCTTACCCAGATCATGCTCTGTAAAAGTATATCCTACACCACGTCCATATGATATGTCAACAAGGTTAGGGACATTAATAATAATATATTCTCGGCGATAAGCAAAACCTTCTGCCTCAAGAGCTTTGATAATATTAGTTCGGACATCCTCCATTACAAATGGATTGTCGTCCTGGGTCATAGTTCTGCCACCACTAGCATCTTCTTGCTGTGGAACATTACGTATCATTATACACA